TTTCATTGTTACGCACCGTAGGGACACTTAAATCGTCAAATTGATATAAGTCGTCCTTTAGTATAGGTGAAGGACTTTTAATCCACTGTGTGCCTTCTTTCATTTGCTGATACAAATAATCATAGTACACTCTAGTTTCATACTGCCTTGCTCTCATAGGACTGCTACATTCAATAATCATGTTATCTAACGGTAATAACAAATCTCTTGGGCAAAAGCTATACCAGCCAGTAGTAGTCCAGTCAGGTGAACTAAATTCTTTACTGTGATCAGTAGGAGTAGGACGATGTACTTTAATGCCTAACTTAGTTAGTGTGTCGGCCAAGATATCTAAATCTTCTTCTGCCTCTTCCATAATTTGTTTGTCATGTGGTCCTTCTAAGCCTACAAGTTCTTCTTCACTATAAGTAGCATAAGAAAAACTACGAACACTCGGGTCCATTGTAGGTAGTACTGCACCCTTTGCTGTACCAACAAAAATCTCTTCTAATGGATCCCAATCATTGTTCGATTGTACTGCCATCTAAAACTCCTTTGTCTAAATAATTGTGGAAGCTAAGTCTGTTAGTGATACCTCCACGATTGTAATCGTTCCAAATTCCATTACCTAATCCAAAAAGGACAGTAGAACTTGGTTCAGTATTTGTAAGATTACAAAATTTTATTTGTGTATCTTTATACTTGTTTACTATATAATCTGGTTCAAAATTTTTAATTAATTCTAAACCTAGTATTGCACCTAGTCTATTTTGATAGTTTGCTTTTTCATAAACAAATAATGTATCGTCATCATCTTTTCGTGTTAAACGCATACCAATTCGTGCGTGTGCAACAGGAAACATTTTACTCAAACTAAAAGTTATATCAGTAATACACTTATGAGTAAAATCAAATTCAAGTCCTGAACTAATTGTATAATATGCACAGTCTATTAGTACAGGAATACCTAATGCATCACAATTATGTAATATAAAATCCATTTGTTCATGTTTGTTTCCTGTGTCAGCAAAAGGATAACTTATAATTACTGCATCGTTTTTATCAAGTTTAGTATCCTCAATATATGCCCAATCTAAATTGCTGTTTCGCCATGCAAGCTGATGGTACAAATATTCCGATTTAAAAATTCTAAACCGTCTGTTTAAATTTTTTAAATAAAATTTATCAAATGCTTCACTTGTGCCGTGCGAATAAACAGCATATTTGAATTCGTCTAGTCCTTTAAATGTATTAGGATGACGTTTAATCCATTCTAAATATTCTTTACAAAAAGTTCTGTTAATATCAACATCACCAAAGTTTTCTAAACTTATAGTTTTTATAACATCTAGTACTGTGCTATCGTTTACAGCAGTAGAGTGTCCAAAAGGCAAATGTTTTTTATCATAAGTATAGCTCATTCGTCTAACCACGTAATTTGCATTACTACAAAATCTGTAAAACCAAAGTTACCAACACCGTGCCAAGCGTATGCACTCCAAGAATATGTGTCTCCTACACTCCATTTAGTATGTGTATCATTTTTTATTTGTAGTACTTGTCCGGGTTCCCAGTCTGTGAGCATTACAATAGTTCTATTGATATTTTCTGATTGTACTTCTGTAATGTTGTTATAACGCACAAAAGTAGAATAGCTATCATAATGCATCCAAAGATTGTAACCAGGGGTAAGTTTTAAAAAGTTATAATGATGTTTTTTATCTTTGAAAGGTTCTATGTAAGAAGTTAATGTATCATCTAGTGTTGGAGAGAACGCCATAAAATGTTTAGAACATTCTTTTGGCATGTTAAGATTACGATAGTGCGATTCTAAGTTTAATTTTTTTACCGTAGCAAAATTTTCCCAAACATCATCTGCAGGGACTTCGTCTATCATATATGTCTCTTGCCAGTCAAAGACTGAATAATCTATACTCATTTATAACTCTAAATTTTTTATTTGCTGCTTATTATATATCAGCAACGATTGCATGTCTTGCTGGATCCTGGCTAGTTCTTCATTGCTATATGCTGCAATAGTATCTATAACATCAAAAATTTTATACATACGTTTTGTATGATCAAATTCATCATCATAGGATTCGTCCCAATAATTACCAAAAGTTTTGAAGCCCATATCTTTTGCAGTTTGCAGAGACTTTGGCGGTCCAACAATTACAAAAGGCATATGGTTAAAAATTGCAGATAAAGTTTTATCGCTTATGTAACTAGTAATATCTAAAAAACTTGATTCATTTACAATACTACAGAATGCATCAGAATATATTGTGTTTGGCATATCTGGCACATTATCAAATTCTGGTAACTTAAATCTATCTAAAATGTTGCCTTCTAATACTGTAGGATTTTTAACATTAACATCTAACGACAAAGGAACTGTTTCATTTAATTTTTTAAAACCATTCAGTAGCTTGTTATTAGGTTCGAACCAAATATTTCTTTTAAAGTTTTCTTGTGTAGATTTATAACTCCAACTAATTTTAGAGTTATAATTTTTAAGATATGCTGCTATGATATGTCTATAAGGTTCATATCTCCAATTTGAATTAACAAACGTATATTTTATTTTTTGTTTTTGTACAACAGATTTATCAATATTTTGTTTTATGTACTGCTGTAAAAATAAATCTTTCCATGCAAACTTTAAATTTTTATATCTCAAAAATGCTTTTGAAACACCGTGTTCAGAAGTATAAACTGTTACGTTATTTAAATTGTTGTTATTAACAAAATCTTGTATACTATCTAATTGTCCGCAGCGTGGATTATTAAAAATTCCTGCGTTTATGCCATTATCATTATTAAGTTGCAAAAAGTTTTGTTTTGCCCTTCTTGAATGATATACTCTATCACTATCGTATTTCATTAGATTTTCAGTTAAAAAAATGTGCAAACCTTGTTTGTTTAAAAAATCAACTGTTGAGCTATCGTATTTTAGAGTGTTGAATTGCACTGACTCAAACGTATTGTTAAACATCATATAAGGAACATTTATATTTCCTAATAACTCTATATAATTTTTAAAGTCTTGTATCTTAGGAGAATAGAAATGTTCTTCGCCGCTATCGTAATCAGCTAATAACACACGACTACAGTCTTCCAATATTAAACATGAGGTTCCATTGAAATTTTCTAATAAAATTATTCTATCAGATTTCATTAACAATGCCTGTAACTTGTAAAGTATATCTATTGTGCATACCTAAATTTATAGCACTGTGAGGTGTTTCACCTTGCCAAGATTTAACGTTGCCCGATTTCCAATTTGTAAAACAGTCGTTGTTTACAACTAGCATATGCCCTGGTACACTATCTTCTAAAAATATGACGTAGCGTTTTATGTTGTTTAAATCTGTAACATTATATTTTTTAGAATAAAATCCATATTTGTCTTGATGTACTGGAAGATAGTTACCAGGAACTAATCGATGTATTGCAATGCCAATATGTTTAAGATTAGGAAAATAAGATTTAACTGTTTCTGTAAATTCATTGGTATACGACAATTGATATACATCAATTGTTAATTTTTCTAAATCGTGTCCACTGTTTTTCCAATGTTCAACTTGATTAGGATCTTTGAAATGTTCAGTAGTATAGTTGAGTTTTTTATAGAAATCATTCCAAAAAGGTTCAATATGCACAGTCATAACGTATTTATAACCCTACTTTATATCATAAATATGTTATGATTGAAAGAATTTCACTTGTTGTTTCAAACAAATTAATGGATGAAGCACGTAACTCCTTACCCAATATTGATTTTAAATTAAGTTTAAATCAACCTACTGGTGATTTCTTTTACGATCCTTGGGAAATTAAAGACGAATTTAAAAATACTGTTTGGGAAGAAATTATTGATAGTTTGCCTAGCGATCGAGGCGAAGCTAGAATTATAAAACTAGACATTAAAACGTGTTATGCTATGCATTCTGACATTGATGATAGATGGCATTTGGCATTACAAAAAGGTGAAAGCTATCTAGTAGACTTAGACAAAAAAGACATGCACCAAACACTGCCAGGTATTTGGTATATTATGGATGCCGGAAGACTACATAGTGCAGTAAATTTTGGAGATGCTAGTAGATATCAATTGGTTGTTAGAAAACTACTGAATAAAAATACACTAACTGCTCCAGTAGGAGTAAATTTATCTATTAACAATCCTCCTGAAAATTATAGATATGTTGTAGATCAATTTATTAGTCCAAAGTTAAATTACTGGAACAAAAATAATAAATTATCAAATTTCAAACAAAATAACGACAAATCAATTTCTTTTATGTTAGAAAAAGATTCAATATCTGAATTAGAAAAAGCAGTAGACAAACTTAACTTAGACACAAGAGTAATTTATGACTCCATTTAAAAAATATATAGATGGCAACTTATGTCAAGCAACACCTATATATGACGGGCTTTATGACGATGACACATTTGTAATGAAATTTAAAGATTCGTTTTGGTTTAACCAAGAAATAAGAGGCATAGGATTAATATCTCACAAATGGTATGCTCCTGAGATTACTTCTGTTAACTCTTTAGAAAAAGAAATTAAATTTAAGTGGTATGATACTAATCTAAATCATTTATTTCATTTTAACAAAAATTTACCAAATGACTGGAGAGAACAAATTAAGTATATTCTACAAGACTTAAAGGATGCAGGATTATATAAACTTAATATATATCCACATACTTTTTTTGTAAAAAACGATAAAATTTGTATAATGGATTTACATGCCTGTCTATGTCACGATGACGAAATAAAACAAGATGCTATTGGAGATGTTATAAACGACAAAAATAGATTTCAATTTGAAAACGGCATTTTAAATATCAAAGATACATATGAATATACAATAAAACAAAACATAGGAAACTGGCCTGGGAATTTTTTAAATGGTTAAATTTATAGGAAACTGTAATAACATAATAGACTGGAATGCAGTTATTGAATGTGTAAACAATTCTACACCTGCGTACATAGGTCCAAGACACGATGTAGGACATCATGTAGAAGGTGTTCTGGAAGTTGCAGCACCGTTGCGTGATGCAGGTTATAAATTTAAAGCAGAAGGCGGTAATGCTAGTTGGGAAATGCATTTTCCGGGCGAACAATTCCCCAAAGAAATAGTTACAACATTTATGGATTTTGTCGGAATGAAATCGTATATAAATTGTTGGATTAGTAAAGTATTACCAGGCGATGTTGCACCGTGGCATTGGGATATTACAGATGACGAAAAAACGTTAGATGCTAGTGGAGATCTTAAAAGATTTCATTGTCATATAGATATTCCTAGACCTGGACATATTTTTATTTTAGACGATACTTGTTTATATAATGAAGCACAAGGAAATGTATATCAATGGCCAGATAGAAAAAGCTGGCATGCTGGTGCAAATGCAGGACTAACTCCAAAGTATCTTTTTAATATATGGGGTTAATAAAATTCTAAAGTATTTATACCAAGTACTTTTCTAAACTCTGGTGTAAACTTACAATCAACTCGCATACCGTATTCAATTTCTTTAGATTCTTCACCTCCATGCCAATCTTGGTCATTCCAAAAACCTGCATGACAATTTAGATAGTGCTTGTTTTGTGTTTCTGGATCCCATATATAAAATCCTCTTTTTGTACGATAGCGTATGTGTATAAATTCGTTGTTGTGCGGACTATATTGTTTATCGTCCATGACGCCATTGTTTGCATCTAAATCTCTGTGTTCAAATGCTCTTCCGTTATGATCACAATGAAAAAATATCACACGTCCTATTTGATCAATAACACCTTCTGTAACTAAATTTTCTACCCATTTAACTGCTCCTGGAAAATATGAGCTTTCTTCTGTTTTTTGACGTTCGGCATTGCGTTCGTTCCAATCGCCTTCATTCCATAAAAAATAATATATGTAAGGATCGTTAGCATCTAGAGTAGCTTTTAAATAACGTGTAAAAATATTTCGTTGTTTATAGTCACCAAAATTAGTAGGTAATATTTTATTGCCTTCTATCTTAATAGGATTATCGTCTGGTAATGCTTGATATTCTTCCCATGCCTTGTATATAGGCTTCCAATTAATAGTGTAACTACAATCTTTCCAATCAAACCCGGGTGCCATCCACGTGCCTTCTTTTGCATAATCTCGTGCTAGTGCAAATCCTCGACATATTTCAGGATGCAAATTTTTGAATCCTTCTATGTCTAAGTAAGGATCTAAGTTAATATACGGTTTTCCGCCAATTCCTCTTATCATATAACTACTTATGCGGTAAGTAGTAGTATGAATACTAAGTTTGAGTATTATTTTAACGACATACCCGGAACTGGACTCTGTAGAAACAATTTAATTTATACAAGTCTTGTTGATTCTAATTTGACTACATTTGTACAATGGTATTATAATGACGGAGAATACCATAAAGGACAAAATCAAGTAGTTGATCCTAGTCTAATGCAAGAAAAATTTGATAGAGAAGTAAAATACTTAACTCTAATGACTGAAAATTTTCCCGAGCTTGTTCCTAAAATAAAAGAGATTGATACTACAAACCGTAAAATTTATTTAGAAATTGACGGAAAAGATTTTTGGAATCGTGCAGGTTGCTTAACAGAAAATTATGATAATGTGTTACCGGACTGGCAAGATCAAATGATCGAAATAATTAATGCACATAAAAGTTTAGGCCTTCACAAATATTCAATGCATCCTTCAAGTTATTTTGTAATAGATGGAAAACTAAAAAGTATTAATTACTTTTTTACATACCATAACACCGAACCTAACTTTAGTATTGCAGATGTAGAAAGTCACATATACAGTACACGTCAAGATAAAATGCGAGAGCATTTAGAAACTTTAGGTATTGAGTGGAATACTCCGCAGACATTCGAAACTATGGATAAATTATGCTGGAATAGTTTTAGAAATAATTATCCTATAGAGTTTATAGAAAGAGTTTTACAAAAAATATGAATTTATACTTAAATCCAAAATGGCAGAGAATTGGAATTAGTCTTAGTGGAGGAGCAGATAGTGCTTTATTAGCATACCTTATCTTAAAACAAACTAATGCCGAAATATTTTTTACTACACAAATACGTATGTGGAAGTCGAGACCTTGGCAAGGATATATTGCAAGACAAGTAGTACGTTGGTTTAAATTTAATTTTCCGCACACAATACATCACATTGAAGGATTTATTCCTCCAGAAATGGAAGAACCGCATACTACAAATATAAAAGACGAATACGGTAAAATTAAACCTGGTAATAGAATTATACTTAGGGCGCATAATGAATATATTGCACACGAACACAAATTAGATGCTTGGTTTGCAGGAGTAAATAAAAATCCAGACATAGAAATACCCGGAGCATTATCTGAAAGAGACGAAGGTACGTTACCTGTACATATGGAACATATGGGAGTTGACATTTATCATCCTTTCGTGTATACTAGTAAAGACTGGATTATAAAACAGTACTATGAAAATAAAATAGAAGATTTATTAAATTTAACTCGAAGTTGCGAAGGCGAGTTTGAAGGATTAGATTATACTACATGGACTCCGGGTAAAAATGTACCCACTTGCGGAGAATGTTTTTGGTGTAAAGAAAGAGAATGGGCTATTAACAAATGTCAAGATTAATTACCTTCGGTTGTTCTTACACTTGGGGAGCCGGGTTACCTGGAGATGGTCTTTTTCCAAGCAAATTATCATGGCCAGTTTTAGTAGCTGAAGAATTAAACTTAGAGTTAATAAACAAAGGAGAACCTTCTGCTAGTAACACAGAAATATTATATGAGATTTTAACATTTGATTATAAACCAACAGATATTATTGTAATTATGTGGACACATACACATAGAGATTTAATTTTTAGTAAATGGGGTGCTAGATTTAAGTCATTAAGAAAAAGATTTAATGCTTCAAAAAAAGATAAATCTTGGCAAAAAATGATGAACAAAACAGATTATAATACAAAAAGTTGGTTGTGTATTCATCATGCAGATCTTTTTTTAAGATCAAAAAATTTAAAATATTTACACTATCCATTTTCTATACACGAGTTGTCTAAATGCACAATTAAAGGATTAGAAATTTCAAATTTTTGCAAAGATGGTATGGTTTTGTTAGACAAAGGGACAGATAATTTACATCCTGGTATACGATCTCATAAAGCTACTAGTAAGAATATAGTTAAGGTATTAAATGAAAAATAAATCGTGTACATTTTGTATGCACCCGTTTACAGGGCTTGCTACACGAGAAGACGGAGCAATTAAGGTTTGTTGCCGTAGTGCTCCTATTGGATTTATACAAAATGAAACTCTAGAAGAAGCATGGAACAACGATACCATGCGAGAAGTACGCAGGCAAGTATTAAATAACGAGCGTCCAGAAGTTTGTAAGCCGTGCTTTGACCTAGAAGATCAGGGCGTACAGAGCTTACGACAGCGTCATATAGCAGGGGTTATACCAGAAGCACGTATAAACTTGTATCCAGATGCACTAGACGCACTAGACGACAATTATACAATGCCATTTGAGCTTCCTACTATGGAAATTAAGCTCAATAATCTCTGTAACCTCAAATGTCGTATGTGCAATCCTTTAGATAGTACACAATGGAAAGACTGGAGTGAGGTAAAACCTTTTTACGAAAAAGAGAATAATATTCTTATTCCAATTATAGACAAACTTACAGACACACCTGGAAAATATATTGGACCGTTTGACAACAGTGAAAACTGGTGGGCATCCTTTACTAAACTATTGCCGCACTTCCGCAGAGTAGAATTTGCGGGTGGGGAACCTTTGATGGATCCTTATCATTACAAGATCCTAGATCTTCTAGCACCTTACGGCGAAAACATAGAACTAAAGTATGCTACAAACGGTACTACGCTAGGTATAAAAGGGGGACGCACTATACACGATTATTGGCCTAAGTTTAAATCAATCGCTGTAAACGTAAGTATAGACGGTATACACGATGTCTACGAGTACATTAGAGGCAATGGTAAGTTTAGCGAAATAGAAGAAAACATCAAAGTGTTTAAGTCATTTCCTAATGTAAGTCGTGTAGTAGGTGCGTTTACTGTACAAGCAAACAATATTATGCAGATTGACAAAGTAATAGAATACTTTTTAGAAGAAATGGGTATTGTTTTTTACTCGCATCGTGTAAACTATCCCATGGCACTATCTGCTCAAGTTATTCCAAACTTTTTAAAAACAATTGTAATTAATAATCTTGAACAAATGAAACACAAAGTATTAGGCTATAGTTTAGTTAAAGAGTATGATATAATAAAGCAAGTTACACTACAACAAATACAAGATAATATAAATTTCTTAGAAGCAAAAGACATGCATCCTACCCATTGGCAAGATTGTGTAAATTTTAATCGTGCGCTAGATAAAACACGTAATCAAGATTTTCTTACTGTAAACCCGGAGTTTGCTCCGTATGTATAGAATAGAAAGTAGATGGGGTCATCAAGATAGTATACATGTTGAATGGAATATTGGTAAACGCTGTAACCTAGACTGTGCGTATTGTCCTGCTGAAATACACGACAATTTTTCACCACACACTGACTTAGATGTTATGGTTAACACAATATACGAATTAGAAAAAATAAACAAACCTATACGTTTAAGTTTAACTGGCGGTGAACCTACTGTGCATCCTAAAATTAATGATATATTAGAATGTGCTAGTGCTAGACTACAATGGCTAAGTGTTACAACTAATGCATTACGTTCCCCCGAATGGTATATTAAACAGCCTGTGGACCAATGGGTGTTTAGTTTACATTTTGACAATGAACATTCTATAAGAGCAACAGAAAATGTTGTTAGATATACACAGTTGCTTGATATGGAGAGTAAGGATACTAAATTTCAAGTAAACTTAATGTGTCATCATGAATATATGGAAGATGTAAAGGCTGCTGCTATTTTGTTAGATTCTCATCATGTTCCGTATGTAACTAGACGTATACGCTGGACTAAAGCAGATGACAGAGATTACTTTGACGATATGCGTTATAAAGAAAAAGACCTAGAATGGATACTTAGTAAAACTTCAACTGTTAAAGCAAATTGTGTTATCGACGGGGAACACAAAGTACATGCTAATGATATTATTAAGTACAAATGGAATCAATTTGAAAATTGGACTTGTAATGCAGGGCTAGAAAGTCTAATGATTAACTGGGACGGTGAAGTACATCGTGCTACATGTAGAGTAGGTGGGAGCTTAGGCAATATTTACGACGGTAGTTTTGAAATACCAAAAGAACCAATTGTTTGTACACGTAAATGGTGTACCTGTGCAGCAGACATTCCGTTGACTAAAGTAAACGTTGTTTCCTAGCATTTGTTTCTGGTTGACAATCACACACTCCTTGTTTCCTGCAAATAGTAGGTATTATTGTTGGAGCAAACTTGTTAATAAAATCTTCATCATAAATGTTATAGCATGTATCTAAATTATAAATTGGTTGTCCACAGCCTCCTCTAATATCACCAGTTTTATCAATAAAGAAAGTATCTATTCCAATATTACATTCCCAACCTGTAAAAATATTTTTATTGTTTAGCGATAGCCAGTTACGTGGAACTTCTTGTTCTGTTTTATCAGAAAAAATTACTGTAGGATTATTTCTAGGTAACTTCTCAGCACCGAGCCAATATTCTTTGTTAGGCCAACGCTTTAAAGAATTGCTAAGATAGTCTTTTTGTTCTTGTGTATATTTTTGTTTATCATTGTGTACTTCAAGTGCAGTAATTGGCCATTCATATTTGCTTTTCTTAAGTGCTTCAACTATAGAAACGCATTTGTCCCAAACAGTTGGATCCATTAATACCATTCCATTCACAGTTTTATTTTTAGTGTATAAAATATCACCAACTTCTGCAATGTGTGCAGGATCAACTCTTTCGTGATGACAACTTAACATAGTATGGTCAACATAATCGCCATACTCGTTCCACCATCGTATAGTTCTACTTCCATTAGAACTCATACTAATAACACACTTATGTTCTTCGCTAAAATATTTTACAAAAGTGCCAAACTCTCTCCATAATGTAGGTTCACCGCCGATTATATGTAGATGTATTTCACGTTTATTTCCATTACTTTTATAATAATCAATAATATGACTAAGATTATCTTTTATTCTTTCAAACTTAGGCCATGGTGTATCACCTTCGTGATATCCTGGAAAACAATACCAGCAATTATAGTTACAAATATTACTTAAAAATAATTCTATCCTTAAAATATCTTTAGGTATATTTGATTCTATTCTAATTATGTCTTTCATAGCAAATGCTCTAACTCTGGAAAAATACTTGAAGCTGATAAACCTCGTATATTGTCTAGTTTGTTTACATATTCTTTAAAACCTGATAACAACCGGCTGTTGTCATATTTGTGCATATAATTTAAAATGCCTTCCCACTGATTCCAACCTTTTGGATTTTTAACCCAAAAATCATCATCTTGAGTATAATTGTCCCACAACCATTGTTTTAGTTCATCAAATTTTTGTTGTACTTCTTGTTTATCCTTTTCTGGAAGTATTGAAATATTAAGAAATGTTGGAATATGTACTAGGTGTGCATTAACTAGTCCGCCGCCCATTACGTGTCCGTCAATAGTTCCTATATTCATTTTTTTAAAATTACTGTTTACTTTCCATTTTATAAAATCAGGTATATGTTTTATATTAAAAATTTGTATAGCTGTTGCTATGCTAACATGAATATTATCAGGCGTATTATCAAGTAAGTGCAGTGTGCGTTCTACATCTTTAAAACTTGTTGGATATCTTATATACTCGTCTCTTTCAAAACAAGCATCTATACTTACAGCAAATTTTACCTTTTTGAATTTACTCCAAATATTAATTAATTCTTCATCAACAAGTATACCATTTGAGTTATATCGAAGTAATATGTTTTGCGCATAGCCTTGACGTATGATTTCTTCTAAAAAAGTTTTATGTTCTTTAATCATTAACGGTTCGCCGCCTGCAAAGTACACTTGCTTTAGATTAGGTATTTGTTCATACAACTCGTCCCAAAATTTTCCTTCTTCATACCATTTGTTGTTAAACCCCTTTTTGTCCCAAGTCATTTGATTTTTAACTTCGGGGTCTTGGAGCACTGGTATAAGTTTTTTCCAATCACCTACCCATTTGCTACTATCATGAGGTGAACACATTACACACTTAATATTACAAGTATGTCCTAAGCGTAAATCTAAATATTGTAAACGACTAGGAACAGTACCATCTTCTTCTGTTTGTTGTATTAATTCTTCAACATCTAAACCTTCATCTTGTATCCAAAAGCCTGTTTCCCAAATACGTTTACTTACAATTCCTTGATCTTCTTCTTTAAAACATCCTGTACAACTTGCTGGTATATTACCTTCTAGCATAGTTTTACGAACACTACACATATACTTGTTATTAAATGCTTCTAACGGAGCAGTGTGTGCAAAGTTAGCAGGTTCTCCGTCCTCATTTTTAACCAATCCAATTTTATGATCAAAACCTGCTCCACTAGCATTTGATGTACAACACAATCTCATATCGCCGTTAGGGCGAGTGGCTAAATGTATCCACGGCAAAATACAAAATGTTGGTGAGCCTGTTATATCTTCAAGCTGTTTTTTATATTTTTCTATTGCCATTAGCTGCTTCTTTTTCCAATTATCATGTATCTATTATACAAAGGCAAAGATAATGTATCTTTGTATATAGGATTTATTTTACTCATTCTTACAAAATCATCAATATCAAACGCACATCTAATGTGTTCTTCAATATCAGTAAAATTATTACTTTGTAATACAATCAACGAATCTGCTGGTACTAAATCTAACCATGCTTCATACTGTTCTTGCGTTAAATGTTCGCAACTTGTATTAATAATAATATCCGCACCATAGTAATATTTAGACATGTCAGCAGTAATAGCTTGAAACTTACCATCAATGTGATATCTTTTGTTTATAGTATTTGCAACTTCTTCACATTCAGGGTCTATATCAATACTACTGATTGTAGTGATAGGAATGTTACTATTAAAAAGTAAACTAGCAAGTACACCATTCCAACCTGCACATATTTCAATAGAATTATCATCAAGTTCTATATGTTCTTGTAATTTTTCTATAAGCCATATTTTTGAATTTATTTGACCTTTCCAAAAACTTTCTAAGGTACGGTATCTGTCTTCGCTGTTTCGAATTGCGTCCATCCAAAATAATATGTCCTGTATGTCAACTTTCATTTTTTACCTTTGGCAATTTTGAATCTGCACTACTAACACATGTTGGAGTAATACATTTACGCGGTTCTTTAAATATTTCAAATCCTTCACTAAGTGTTCCAATTGGCTCATCATGGCAACTATAGCTACGTTTAACTTCATTTTCACGTATTACAATACCTTGATAGCCTGCATTACAAGTCCATCCTTGAAACTTATTAAATCCAAACGCATTAAATCTTTCTGCTTGATCTATATAATATGTATTTCCTTTACTGTCTAAGAGTTCAACTTGTAACAAAGGAATTAACTTTTTGTATCTATCTGGGATTTGTTGTGGGAATCCTGTTTGCATTCTTCCAATTTGTTCAGTTGTGTATCCAGATACAACATAGGATGCAGTAGGATCGGACTGGGGTTTAAGTGTGACATTGATACCTCTATCGGCAAACCGCTCACAGCGTTCGTATAATTCGTCAAACATTTCTGGAACCATAACTTGATTGATTGTGACAAACGTTTCATCGTTCATTAACTGGAGGCACTTGTCTCCAAACTCCTGTTCTTTTGCAAACTCTGCGTGGTAACTTGCTGTTATACTCCTACGCTCTAGAGTTTTAGTATTGTCTAACCATCTACTCCACCATTTGCTTCCTGGCGAAAGATTTGTAGTCATGTGTATACTCTGATACCCGGGTGCTGTATCACTACAGTAATGATCTATGATCTCCCCAAAGTATTTATAGGCTGTTGGTTCACCACCGCTAAAACTGAAGTGGAAATCTGTAAAACCATTTGCACGAGCCTGTGCTTTGATGCTGTCAAGGGTGTTTAAGTAAATTTTTAAATCTTGGTGGTCTGGGGTACTAGATCTAGCGTATGGCCAGCAATATGAGCAGTTATAATTACAAAATCTAGCCAGAATCCACGAAACTGTAAAAAGATGGCTCTTTAGGAGGGTTTTCTGCCCAAACTCTGTAATATTATCCCACGGTATGTCTTGAAAATTATTGTTCATTTTCTTTGATCGTATACACTTTTTGAACACGACTTAACACAAGTCATGCACTTATCTTTTCCTTGCCAGTACTCTGGTAATAACTTAAATAATATTTTATCAGTATGCAAAACACCGTCTTGACAATTTGGTAAACCAACTCGTTGTATTATTTCCTTTGTATTGTCTACTGCTAAATTACGCAAAGTATGTATTGGTAATTTTTCTTCAATATGGTTTTCTAGATAATCACTTCCTAACCAACAACACGGAAAAATATTTCCGTAAGGATCTATATAAACACTTTGGTCTGTCTGACATAACGGGTTAATTGTTGCATTAGATAAAACGTTTTCTCTAATATTTTTATCAACTAGTTTATCTAACTCTAAATTAGGAGTTTTTTTAAATTTTGAACGCTGTGCAGGTTCTAAATAATATATTACTTCACCATTATCGTTGTGTACTTCAAATTTATCTATATTATAAAATCTCGAAGTACTAATAAAATTAATTTTTTCAACACCTAAATTTAATATATATTTTTCAAGTTCTTCTACGTCATGTTCGTTATGTGCAAACACAAGACTATCTACTCTTGCTTTTCCTCCTGCATCAACAAATGCACGTAAATTTTCAATTACTTTATCAAACTTTGTATTTTTACGATATAGTTCATGCTTACCCTTAAAGCCGTCTACAGCAAATATAACTTCGACATTTTGTTTTGCAAGTTTGCGCCACCATTCTGTATTACGCATACCTCCGTTAGTATGTATTGCAAGTCTAGCAGTTGGATTGCACTCTCGAACATAAGAATAAATTTCTAAACAATCTTTTGCAAATGCAGGATCACCGTAGTTGCCGCAACTGTAAAAATTATCTAGTTGTGCTAAAAAGTGTTTAGGAAACCATTCTTTAAATTGTTCAATACTAATATCGCCATTACGTATAAAAGGACGAGTTTTGCCACCATTAAAATTTCTAGCACACATTGGACATTGTGCTTGACACTTATCTGTTAGTTCAATGTGAACTTGTTTTATCTTATATACTGGCTGCATTAAATTGTTCCTCTAGCCAGTCAAAGTCATTTATAAGTTTTAACGCAGCATCATTATTAGAATTTACTGTACCGTATTCTTTTCCAGCTAGTGCTCCGCTAATTGCCCATTTACCATTTTTACGTTCTTCGCCTACACTACACCAAATTTTTAATCTAGATTCTGTTTCTTCGCTTACTTGTCCTTCAATTACTTTTGACGACAATTTAACACATTCTCTAAATGCACTACGCCAAGAACTATAAGGGTCTGTATTAAAGGAGGTATAATTTGATATTTGTTCAACTACTTTAAACTTATCGCTTATACTAGTTGTCATATCAGTTTTACTAGTATCCATATTAATTGTTAATTTACGAGGTAATAACTTTACTCCGCCATAGCCGTAAATTAAATCGTTAACAGGATTTTGACTGCGCCATACGTGTACAGTATCTAAATCCCAGTCTGGAACTACATAATCAAAATTAAAGTTGTCTACAATGAGAGCATCAGCGTCTACTATCCAAACCATTTTTGTTAGGCATTTTTTAGCAGCAGCAATATGGGCTTGGTGTATTCCTTTTACTCCGTTAATACGTTTAGCAACAGGAAACCGTTTTTTTAGTTTTTCGTAATTTGTGTCTGCATAACGTTCATTATAACTTATAAAGACTATATCGTACATGTTTATGTTTTTCTAGTGTTGCCATAATGAACAACTTCTATACCTTCTAGTTTTGGCATAGTCCTCCAAGGATCAACAATTACACTACCTGTTGTAGGAGTGAAGTACATTTCATCATCAGTAACACTAACTCCTGTGCCTGAATAAGTTACTTTAGCATTATGTGCCATTAATACTACAGCAGGTTCATCATCAACAGTTGTATCTCCTGTAAGAGGATCTGCATATGTTAATTTTACGCCTGCGGCTTCTACAAAGTGTCCGACTAATTCACTATAACTTCCTATAGTGTACGGTACGTAAGGCTTATATGCTCTGCCATGAATTACTACAGGCAGATTCTTTTCTTGTGCGATAGATATTAATTTTTCAGCCATGTTTTTTGCTTGCATATCTCTACTATGCATAATAGCATGGAATAAATCATAACCTAAATCTAGTTTTTCTGCTAGATATCTTAGTGCAATGTTGTCTCTAGGATGACATGCACCTGCATCACCTAAACCAGCAGTTAAATAACGAGGACCTGTAATACGTTGTGTTGCTTTTTTAAGTGCATCTGTAACTACATCAACGTTTATATTACCATTACGTTCAGCAACGTCTTGAATCATATTAACTAAACCAATTTTAGCACTAATAAATGTATTATAAAAAACTTTAATTGCTTCTGCTTCGTCCCATGTTCCAATATTTACAATTGGATTGTTTTCCATTAGCGGCTGATAAAAATCTGTAAGTATTTTTGCATCGCCTGTTTCTGAACCATCATCCGTTCCAATAATTAAACATTCAGGATTTACCATATCCCATTTGACTGATCCCATAGCAATTAAATAAGGATTATAGATAAATCTTGCATTTGTAATACAAGGACGTAAATGTTCTCTAACTGTGCCTGGTAAAACTGTACTAATAAGAACAACCAATTGCTGTTGTGTTACATATTTGTTAATTTCAGTTAGAACATCTTGGACAATACTGTAATCAAAATCTTTTGTAGGTAAGTTAGCAATAGGTTTACTTCCACCGTATTCTTCACTGTGCGGAGTTGGCACAGCTACAAAAATTAAATCTGCATTTTGAACTGCTTCTTCAACGGTATTTAATAACGGAATTTTTGCACTAGGATCCTTTACAACATCATATCCAACAACATTGTAATGATGACTCATAACCTCTGCACAAGGTAATCCTAATTTTCCGCATCCTATCATTGCTACGTTCATATTTTTTCCTCTTATATTCTTATAGTTATCTAAGTATTTTTAATTTATTTTAGATTGTGAAGAATTTGTTGTGTCCAAAGATCAATACCTTTCCTAGAAGGATGGTTATCTGTATCATATCCAAATACATCTCCTTGAAATTTGCGTTGTAATCTTAGTTTTTGTCCAGAACCTGTGATTACTGCACTATTATCTTGGCTGTACGTTGGTATTGATTTTTCGTAATCATAAGTTGCTGAAAAAATACTGCTCTTATAACTAGGATCTCTTAGTAGGTTATAAAACGACTCACACAAAACATTCAAATAAGGATATTGTTTTGTTAAACTTAAATCAATGTCGCTACATCCGCCAATTAAATTTATTTTAGTTTTATATGTTTTTCCGATTTCGTTTAAGTTATAGTAAAAAAGATCTATTAAAGTTTTATTAAATTCTTTATAATTGCCATTTTTAAATATGTGACTAAAATTAGCTGTATTATGATTTATCTTAGATATAACACTTCTCATTGGTTCTGTTTGTATTACTAATATACAAGTTTTAGGTTTTCTAAAAGATTTTACAGTGTAAGATTCTAATACACCTCTTAAGGATTCTAATATAAATTCATTACTTACGCCGCCTTGAGAAAAATTTTCAATTTCTGAAAAATATTCTAATAGTTTTTCGCTGAAATAATTGTCGCCATTGTCGATAAAAGATCCGTCAGGCGTTGTCCAAGCGCCTCTACCCCAGCTGTCTCCAAAAATTAAAGCTCTGTGATACTTTGATGCTTTCCACATTATATTAACTCATAAATTTCTGGAAATTTAACAGGACGCATATTGTCTAAGGTTTTTAAATAATCAAGTGTTTGGTCTAACTTATCACTCCAGTCTTCACTATTCATAAAATCTATTAATCCGCTCCATTGTTGTACTTCGCTGTTGTCTGGATATTTTGCCATAAAGTTTCTTAACTTTTCTTCTACTCGTTTTTTTGATTCAGCAGATAAAACCTTTGTACAAAGATATTGAGGCCAATGTAGTGTAGCAGCGTGAAATAGTCCGTTACGTCTTGTTCTTTTTCCTATTTTTTTAAAGTTTTGCGACCAAAGCCATTCAGCAAATTCTGGTAGCCAATAGATGTTAAGTGCCTGAACAGTAGTGTTAATGTCTACAATAATGTCGCCGCCAGTAGTATTATCAAATGTTTTTAAATTCTTTACTACTTCATCCCACTTTGAAGGATATCTAATATAAGAATTTAAATCTTCGTGCGCATCTAAACTTACCATAATGTGTGTTTTCTTAAAGTGAGTCCAAAGCTCTAACAATTCTTCGTCTACAACAGTGGCATTTGTATGATAACGTATTTCTACATTTTTAGCATGATCAATTTCTACAAGATATTTTATTAAGTCTTTGTGTTGTTTAATTAGTAGAGGCTCTCCTCCTGCAAAAATAAGATCTCTAATATTATGTACATCTTTATAAAAGCTATCCCAAAACGCTTGGTTTCTATACCATTCGAACTGTTCAACAACAATATTACTTTTATGTTCCCAATCCCACTTAGCTTCACTAGTTAAATTTTTTGCAAGTATTTTAGAATGATTAAGCCATTTACTGCTATCATGTGGTCTACACATTATACACTGTAAATTACAAGTATTGCCTAATCTAAAATCAACACTAACAATGCCGCTATCTATAGAACCGTCTTCATTTGTTTCTGCAACAATTTGTCTTAGTTCATTTATTTTTATAGGGCTCCATTGATTTGCCCAAACATCGTTTTCGTTCTGTCTATGACTTCTGACTCCAGCAGCTTCTTCTTTATAACAACTATTACAGTACTTGACAGGTTCATTGTTGAGCATCTTTTTGCGAACTTCTTTGTATTGCGGACTATTCCAAATTTCTTCCCAAGTCATATTATTAAGATTTAATTCGTGTATAGGAGAAGCAACACAACATAGTTGCACTGCGCCGTTTGTTTGTGTTGCACAATGTATCCACGGCATTATACAAAATTTTTCTGTGGATTTTAATCTATCAAAAAGTGGTTTTGTCATTATCTATTCCATAAGTGCATTCATTAAATCTTCTTTGAGATTTTTATATATTGTAACATCGTGTCTTTCTTTTAGCAATCTATAATTATGTTCAAATATAGGTTTCATTTCTATCATAAGTTTGTTTAATTCTTCATGAGTCCTGCTTATAAAAGTGTTTATACTAGTAATAGCCATTTTTAGTCTTGTTTTATCGTCTAGTACATCGTCGTAGGATTCGTCTATATAGTCTCCAAATGTTTTATAGCCTAACTCTTTAAGTAATTTTACTGTTCCAGGACGAGCAATTGCAACAAAAGGTTGCATAAAAACAATAGGCTTAAACATTTTTTCACTTAAAAATAAAGTATCTTGTCCTTGAGCTTTGTTTTCAAAAAATGTTTCTGTTACAATATACAAATAACTATCATAATATTTTCTTATTTTTCCCCATTCGTTTGATGCAGGATTTTGAACTTCAGGATTTATTCCATCATTGTATGTTAACGGAATTAACGGCTTTACTTCGTTGATATATTTTTCTTTTAGATCTGGATAGTCTTGGTAAAAACAATCTTCAACCCAATCAGTATAATCTTTGCCGTATCCTGCAGACTTAGCACAGGTTAAAATTCCTTGTTTTTTTACATCAAATAAACTCGTTACTGTTGCATATCTATGTATCGAAGGTCTTCTATTTAAACATATAAATTTATGTGTTCGAGGACGCTCTACAGCATTCATAAATGTGTTATAGTGTGTATCTCCGTTATAGTTTCCGTATATTTGCCGTTCCCAAGTATTAAAAGTTACTGTTTTTACAGTAGGATGAGGATTATAATTTCCTGATAAAAAAACAACATGTTTTTCTTTTAGGTCATATTTAGATTTTAATATGTCTAAAAGACTATCCCACCAAGTCCATGTCCATCCTTCAAATGGACAAAGAAGCAATATTTTACAATTACCTTTTTTAATTTGTTCAATAATTTCAGGTTCTATCTCAACTTGATCAAATACAGTTTCTATTGACCAAAGACTAAGTGGTATTGGATAATAAAATTTTGGTGCTTTTTTTGTAAACTTATTACGCTTGGGTATTTTAGAAATAGGTTTATAAACAAGTTCAAAATCATTACCAAACACTGCATAAAGATGTGTTGTGTCTACTAAATCCACTTGAGGATTAGCTGTATGCTTCCGGTATAACTTTTTAGTAAATCCGTTAACATAAGGAAGTTTATTTTTTCGAGGTTTTATGTCTACATAAATTGGAATCATATTACAACTTTTCTATAAATCTTTGATGGTCTGTTCTAGCAGGATGTTCATATACTTCTTTAAAAAATTTACTTTGATCTTTATCAAGTGGTGCTGCTGCTATAGGTAATTTGAGTTCACTTACTAGTTGCTGTCCTAATACTACAGTTTCTTCTAATAATGTATCATTGGTGATTTTCTTTGAAACAGTATTATCCCAATAATTATTAAGATATTCAAAGTCACGAACATTAACATAATCCCAGTCTGTACACATAGTTTTATATAACCCTTCTCTAGCACCATATATAGCCCAAAGCCCGTTAGTAACATCAGAACCTACCATACTCCAAATGTACAGCCAATGTAGGCAACGCCAATGATTATTTTTAAATTCTTCTTTAGCAATTCTTACACCACGATCAGTGGCAAGTTTTACTCCTTCTCTAAATCCTGCTCTCCAAGCCTGTGCAGGTGTTTCATTATTATATACATCAGAATATGTACTGTTCATTTGTATGTAATGAGCGTCCCAACAAAAGTCTACTTGGGCATGAGCATTATTTGGATCTGCATTTTCATGAGTACGCATACGTAAAACATATTGTTTAGGCCAACATTTAAGTCCACCATTGCCATAACGCAACCCGTTGATTTCGTTTCTGCCGCACCAACTTATTACAGCATTTTCTAAATCCATGTGTTCGTTAAAATCAATTTCTTGGTTTAAAAAATCTTCCCTAATCCTATTGTCGCCGTCAACAGTAATAAACCGCTCAGTTTCTGATAATTCAGCACAAGCCTTGTGTGCAGCATCTGAACCTTTTACTCCGTGTACACGCTTTGCCCAGGGCACTTTTGAACACAAGTCTGCGTAATTTTTTTCTGCATTTGGTTCATCATAACTTAGATAAATTATGTCGTAGTCAATAGGTTTAAAAATTTTTGACATTACTCAAGTACCTCATGTGTATAATGATTAAAATACTTTGATGTATATACGCTTACTTCATCAGTTTCATAGTCTGATTCAAAATCAAAAGAAACTGTAGATTCCAATATTTCTTTTAGTTTAAAAGACAAACTTCTATACAAAACATTAGGATTGCTAGGAGAAGTTACACTAAAATAAAGCATAGAATTAGAATTAGCAAATGAAGTTTTTAAAAACTTTTTAGTTAATGGATGAAGTGCAATGTTCCACTTTTTGTTTATTTTATTTTGTGTTAGTACAATATCTACATCTATAGCCGACTGTATTCTATATAATTGTCTTTCTAATAAAACTAAACTTCCGTTTTTAAGTTCTTCAATGTTTGTAAATTTAACATTATCTTTTAAATTTTCCCCGTGTACAATATTGTTGTTAGAGGTATAATAAAATTGTGTTATTCTATCAGTTGAGTAATTTTCAAATTCAGTAGTGCTATCTTTTTCGACAAACATATAAAGACTATTATTATCTAAAAATAGTTCATAATTATCAACATTTTCAAATTCTAAGTCTTTGTTTTCGTCATCATATAACTTTACATTTTTTTCGACTAAAGTAGCATTGTTTGTTCTAAACTTACTACCTTTGCGTTGATTCTTTTTAATTTTATAAACTTTGTTGTTTATAAAAATATGCTGACCTTCGTAGTGTTCAACATCGTCGTACCAAACATCAACATTTACTCCTACATACTGCTGTTCTTTAACAATCATTTTACCAGTATTAATTTCGTGCGTAGGTGTAGGTACGTCTGGAATATATACATCTTTAATATATATTCTACTGATATTTTCTAAACTAGAAGCAGCCTTTACATCTACATTTAAAATGTAAACATTATTGTCAAACCATACAAAATTACCTTTGTTATATTTTTCTCCTTGTTTCCAAATAAAAACATCAATACCTTTATACTCTTTTATAAACTTGTATAACGGATTTATATTTGAAAACTCAATCTTAGGAAGTTCGTAACAAAAATTACCAAGAGAATTTGCTGCTAGTTCAGCATTTATTTTTTTCAAACGAGTTTGCTTTTCGACTATGTCGTAAATTACTGTATATTCGTCAATATTTGACTCACCATTTAAAATAGGTTTAGCATCATATATAGGAACAGCTAGTACATCATATTCGCTATCTTCTTTTGTGCCACTAACTTTGTGTATTTTTCCAGTTGCTTGGTCATAATACACATATGCATCATTTGATGCTGCTTTTACTTTTAAATTAGTTATTAGTTCAGCTAGATTAGACGCCATTATAACTCCTATAACTTTTTAAAACCGGTGTTTTTTCAATAAAACTATTTTCTGTATAATGAAAAATTCCTGATTGTATATAGTTGCCTATTTGTAATTCGCAGTTTTCTGTCGTATATACTGGTATCTTATCTTGCCAACTTGATTTAACTTGTTCCCATCCTTGACAATATGGTTTCATATGTACAAATGTTGGAAAACTAGTTTTAGAATTTGTGATTTCAGTTTCACAGTCTAAAATTTTAGTAACAATTGCTGCACAAACATCGATACTTACATGTTTGGGTCTAGTTTCTGGTGTAAGATTTTTTTCGTAAAATGCTTCCCAGTTTTGTATTACAAGTTCTAGCCATGTATAAAATTCTTGTGCAAAATCTGATTTTTTAAAGTAATGAAATCCTGCAAACAAATTAGGCAAATTATTATCAATAAATGTTTTTCTATAATAACTAGTGTTTGCAGTGTTTCCTCTATAGTCTAGTACTTTGTTTGTAAAAAATAGCTCATAGTTCGATAAGAAGTCCCACCATCTATCAATGTTTTGTAAAACTAGCATATCAGTATCCATTACAATAGTTTCATCATATGGACTAGCATGATAGATTTTCCAACGATTTTCTACTTTCCATTCACTTTCTTCAGCAGCGTCTCCAAAAGGGATCGGAATAATGTTATCAAAAAACTTTTGGTAATTTAAAGGAACATCGTCATCAGTAATAACTGAAATTTTAGTTTCTTTATTGTGTGTTTGTAAACTCATTGCTAACAAACATGCTTGCATTACATAATCTGTTTCGCCGTTTTGTGCTAGAACAACTATACCTTTACTCATAGAGGTACCTCATCAATAATTCTACCTAAACTAAATTTATTCATTACATGAATGTTTTGTCCTTTGGTTTTGATTGCAGTGTATTCTCCTAAATAATCTTTCTTTTCAACTAAAAACATCATTTCGTCATCTTGTAGTTTCCAAAGGATATCTTTGTCGGTTGTGTAAAGCATAGAACCCGGTAACTGAGATGCAAAACTTCCTGATTCAAAACCATTCATAATATGAATAGCAATACTAAATGCAAAGTCATTTCTAAAAAGTGAAGAATTAATTTGGTATGTTCGTTTGTAATGTGTCCATTCTTGCTCTATGTGTTGTACTAAATCAAAGAATATTTTATTAGTTGGTGTTTTTCTAAAAAACACAACAGTTGCCCAATAAAAATCTACACTAGAATCAGTAATGTATTTGAATTCATTTTCATTTCTAACTTTTGCTATATCATTAGAATTTTTATAAAGAGCAAAATCTACATCTAGATCAAATACATTTGATAACATATTGTTAGACACAACATAATCAGTGTCCATTATAATAGTTTCGTCATAAGGAGAAAGTTCGTAGACACTTGCACGATTACTATTCTTAAAACTTGCAGTTCTTTGAGACATAGCACCATCATGGAACAGCCTAGAGTTTGTTCCATCTGTCCAATCTAGTTCAATTACAGTATCAAATATACTAGAATCAAAAGAACCTTTTAAATAGTCAACGCAATCTGTTGCTACTGTAGTAGGTAAATTTAAATATTTTTTTATTCTTTTTGCTAAAAAAACAGCCTGCTTAACATAGTCAATTTGTGAATTATTTTTGGCTATTAAAAATACACCTTTAGTCTTGCTCATATCCTACTAATTTTTCCACTTTTCTATTTTTCTTAAGATTACTATATTCTGAATAATAATCGTTAGATGCACTAGAATACTTTTCAACAATTTCTTCTAAAAAATCTTCTAAGTTATCAATAGAAGCAGGCAAGCCGTTGTCGTCAATTAATACCGTTGTATCTTGTCCTAGATTCAACATTGTACTACAAAAGGTTATAAGTTCTCTAGTTATGGTAAATTGACAGCCGCTAAAAAAATGTATCAAATCGTCATTGTATTTTTCTTTGAGGAGACGCTTTTGATTGTTGAGTGTAGTCATATAGTTGGAAAAGTCAAGTGCTTTTTCTAAACGTTCATCCATAGATTTCTCCTGTGTGTATTATATATTGTGTGGAGCAGATTTTTAAAGTCAATCTGACTTTGCCATTTATATTATAATAACACAGGATTTAAGAAATGTCAAGGATTAAGAAGCCCAATAAATTATGGTACTTGCACTTACTGAATTTCCATCGTTGTGTGTATAAGTAACTGTTAAATTTTCGTAAAAGCCTTGAGATTTTGTACCGGCTCTCCAAGTTCCAGTTACAGTGCCGTCAGTAACTTGAGATCCATTAACGCTAGTAAGTGTAGTATTTGCGCCGCTTTCGCTCCACGTTCCTACTCCATTAGATAATGCACTACCACCTGTGTCGTAGGCTGTGAGAGTAATACTAAAGCTACTTCCGCTAGTTACTATAATATAACCAGAAGCAGGCAAGCCGCCGATACTACCAATTGTTGGTCCTGTTGCTGCATCAATTGTTGCATTATCTGTATCTAATGTGTCAGTACCGTGTGCTAGTACTGCTGTAAGTGAACTGCCTGGGTAACCTGCTGTATCAAATACTAATTGACCTGATGTACCATTACCCGATACAACCAATGTATTAAGATCACGATACATATATGCTGTTACTGTAGTAGTTGTATTTGATGTTGACCAAATTGCAACTGCTGAATCACCTTCTTGATAAGAACTAGCATCAAAGTATATCTGTCCGCTGACTGTAGGCGGTGGTGTTGCTGTAACTAGAACACTATCAGTTGCTAAAGTTCCGCTATCATCTATTAATGAAAAACTCCAAGTACCTGCAGAACTAAGTGTTTGTGATAAACTTGACGGATTTAGCGTTGGGCTGAAGCTACCTTGAGATACTCCGTCTTTGAAATATTCAATATAAACATTGTTAGCATTTGAATAACTCCATGCTACTGTAAACGTGGTAGAATTCGCAACACCAGAACTTGGCGAAACTTGAATCGATCCGCTTGGTGGAGGATATCTCACTTGTAGTGTGTTTGATGTTGTAGAGCCGCCAATTGAACTAGTTCCTGATAAAGTTATATAATAGTCAATCTCACCGGTATGGACTTGATTAGATACGGTATAGTTTCCGCTCGAGTCAGCATTAAAAGTTACGCTAGTACCTGAAGTACTCCATGGCTGTCCACCTGGATACAATGTGCCATATACAGTAAGGATGTATGTTCCGTTTGGTTCAGCGTTTGTTAATGATACTGTATATGGCTCGTTAACTTCTACAGAGCTAGGACTTATAGTTAGACTAGGAGCATATGTAACTGTTGTAGAAGCCGAATCACTGCCTGCACTGTCAGATATAGATGCTGACCATGTACCGACAACATTCAACGGTCCAACAACCGAACCGGTGGCGTCTGTAGATTGTGCATGGAGGATGCCGTTTGGTTTATATAATGATGCAACAGTACCAGTACCATAAGAATTCCATGTAAGTGTAAAGTTATCTGAATTAATTGCGCCGCTGCTTGGTGATAAACTAATAGTCGGCGGGTCTGCTGCAGGTGGATTAATTGTTTGTACAACTGTTATTGAACTAGGAGATCCAACTCCAAACGTAAATACATATGTAAACGTTCCCCAGTCAGTGTGTACTCCAGATCCAGAAGCTTCTCCATTTGAGTCTAAAATAACGTTATTGTTTCCAGTGAATGGGCCTCTATCGTAAGTCCAACTTATATTTACAGTATCTCCTGGAGTTCCCGAAACTGCTATAGTATATGTATCAGACTGCCCTGTTCCTGCTGCACCTGTGAATCCAATAGGATTTGGTGTGATTGAAGCTGAGTTTGGTCTATATCCGATAGTTGTTTCAACAGTATTTGCTGCTACAGTTCCGCCTGCGCCAGTAGCAGTACCGGATATTGCTACCGTACCTACAGAATTTTGCGCAGGAATTGTTTGGGTTCCTGACGTAGCTGTTCCTGGAGAGGTTATTGAATTTCCGAGTACACCAACTATTACTCTAGTTGTAGATGTTGCATTTGTTGCCGACCAACTAAAATCAAATGGGTCACCTATATATGCCGATGACGGTGCTGTAATAGTCATAGTCGGTGATGGTGCTGCTGAGCCAACATTAACAGTTTGTGAAGTTGTTACACTTCCTGCTCCGTTAGTTGCAGTAAGCGTATATGTAGTATTTGTTGTAGGAGATATTGTTGTAGCACCACTTGAAGCATTAACTGATCCAATTCCTTGGTCAATAGTAACAGTATCAGCATATTGTACAACCCAGCTTAGTGTTGTACTATCTCCTGATGTGATAGAACTTGATCCTGCTGTAAAATATACTATTGAGGGAATATCAATAACAGTAGCACTATCGTTTATATTAACTCCGTCATAACTAGCTGCTCCTGCAATGGAGCCTCTGCCTGAGACTGTAATCGATACACTATTAGATCCTGTTTTAGAACCAGATGTATTGTTGATAGGACTACCTACTAAAGAATATCCGACTGATGCATTTGTATCGTTTGGATCAAGTGTCCAATTAAATGTTGCTGTGTCACCTGAATTATATTGTGCTTGATCCCAACTAGCGGCAGTTAATACAGAAGCCTGAGATGTTACTACTATTGTGTCTTCTACGTATGTTGCACCTTTTACTGACGTTAGTCCATTAGGATATCCATTTGGTGAAATTCTAACAGTCCATGTGCCTGTGAGTGCCGGAGTTGACGTAGCCGATCCTATTAAATCAGTACCATTTGGTACTCCGTACGTAATGCCATTAGAACCAATTATACTAACTATTGAACTAGTATATCCTCCAGCATTCCACGAATAGGTAACACTATTGTTAACTTCTACTGTACTTGCAGCATATGATATTGACGGTGCTTGAACTCCTTCAAAAGTAGTCGAATACGATCCGTTGCCCCAAGAGTTAGACGTTGTAATATTTGCTGTGTATGTTCCTGTTCCTGTTGGTGTAATTGTTTCGTTGCCGGATGTAAGGTTACTACTAAAAATAGTAGTTCCGTTATGGTTAGTTACTGTAACTGTAGTTGTTGTGCCGCCGCCGGAAGTCCAAGAAAGTAACGTTGAACTTCTTGTGTCAACACCACTATCATTAAAACTAATACTAGGCGTTGGAGGATCTTGTGTTGCTGCAACGTAGTGAGTTGCACTTACAGTGCCTGCCGCGTTTGATGCTGTTAGTGTATATGTAATGTTGTTTGAAATAGTTACATTTTCAGTACCTGTTGCGCCTGTAACTGTAACTGATGGCGATCCGTCATCTGCAGAAAGTATCAAAGTTGTTGCATTACTAACATTCCACGATAATCCTATACTACTTCCAATTGTAGCAGAGCTTGCGCCGCCAAACGAATTAATAACAGGGGGTTGTACAACACTAACTGTTGCTGTTGCTGAGTCTGTTCCGTCACTGTTTGTAGCTGTTAGAGTGTATGTTGTTGATGATGTAGGACCAACAACTGTACTTCCACTAGAAGAATTAACCGTTCCGATGCCTCTGTTGATACTTGCACTTGTTCCATTTAATATAGTCCAAGATAATGTAGAACTGCTTCCACTTGAAATGCTGCTAGGTAATGCTGTAAAACTTGTAATAGTTGGCGGAACTGGAATTGTATTACCTAAAGGAGTAAGTAATGATCCAACCGGCGGAGTTGAAATAACCACAGTGTCATAATCAGTTCCATTAATGTTAACTTGTCCATTTGGTAGTGCAACTTCTGCTATACTACTAAAGTCTCCTAGTACAGTTTCGTCAATTCCCCATGTTGTATTATTTGGTGCATCGTCTGTAAATGATGCTTTAAATTGTATTGTAGTTGCATTAACTTCTCTAGCAAATAATTCATAATCATTTCTAGTATAAACTGAGCCGCCTGTTTGACGGTATACTTTTTGATATGCAGAGCCAAGTTGATAGTTTCCTATACTATAACCTGTTCCTGCGCCTGTACTACTAGAAGTTGCATTTGCTTTAAACGAAATAGCACCCATAGCACTTAGTCTAGTTTGCCAGTCAACTGTTTTAGCTTGAGATCCTGTATATGCAACATTTGCACTACATCTAATTTGTCCGCCGGCATTAAAAAATTCTTGTCTTGCAATTGCACTTGCAAAAGTAACTTGGAAAATATGGTTAATTGTTCCATTCCAGTTACCACTTACTGTATTATATCTTGTACTAGTTATTACTGCATTTTGAGAATCTAGTAGTGCAGAAACACTTAGTTGTGTTGTTGCATCAACTAAAAATTTATCAGTATCAATGTCTGTTGCAAGAGACTCTAAACCTTGCATATAAATTTCTTCAACTTTATCAGTATCTTCAAGATTTATATCGTAGTCGCCCACAACAAAGGGATTTATAGTTACACTAGAAGCACCTAATTGGTGTGCTCTAATACGGATTAAATCAATATAAAGATTTTCGTAATCTTCTGCTGAAATTTTATCAGCATCTAAAGGATCAGTTACTGATCCTGTACCAGTAACACTTTGAGTAGTAAATGATTGTCCATAACCGTATGTAGGCGTAACAGATGTTGAACTACCAAGAATCAAATTAACTTGATCTCTAAGAGTATTATATCTATTAGCTAGAATTACAGTTGGCATCTACATCTCTCTTTTTTAATTATAGTATTTATTTAGAAAAAAATTCTAATAAATTACTATAGGATTATGCCAACTCGTGGTCGTTAAAATAAGTAGGAGCAGGAACAACTACGTCTGAGTCAGCTCTATAATGCTGAACAAAACTTTCAAGTCTTCCGTCTACATTGTTGTCAATATTATTATCAAATACAGTATCGTTAAATTCAACTCTAAAAATAATTCTATTTGCTATATCACTTCTAGCTTTAATAGTGTATAAGTTGCCTGCATATATACCACTGTATGTTCCTGCGCCAACTTTTTGGTAGATTGTTTGATAAGCACTAGTTAAACCATAATTACCAATTGCTTGTGTTACCGTATCTGCATTTGAACCAATTTTTTGATAAGTTTCGTTTGCTTTAAATTTAATAATTCCAACTTGCGAAGTTAGCTGCGTCCAATCTAACCCTTTTGGCGTTGCTGCGTTAGTTACATTTGCTGTAAATCTAATTTCTCCGCCTGTGTTAAAAAAGAATCTTCTGTGATTTTCTGACGAAAAAGTAACTGTAAATTCATGATATAATAGACCGTTCCAATTTGAAGCTCTAGCAGTAGCAATACCATATTCTAAAGATGCTTGTGTGCTATCCATTAACCTCTTATCAGCTTCTACTTGAGTCATTAAACGTTCAAAATCAGCAATACCTTTTTTATCACCGTCTGGATCTGTACTTGATACACCATCATCATTTACAAAAAAGCTAGTTTCTTCTGCAACTACGTTTAAATTTTGTATTACTTCAGCAATACCAGTATCGCCAGGTCCAACTTGGTGGACTCTTGCTTTAATAATATCAGTATAGATGTTGTTTAAATCTTCGGCAGTGATAACATTATTATTATCACCCGGCGCACTAGATACTTGATTACTTGACAGTGTTTGTCCATAACCGTTTTGTCCCGAGCCTGTTCCTAAAATTAGTTCTACTCGAGATTGTAAGTTATTAATTCGTGCTGCTGTAATATCTGCCATGACGATTCCTTATACCTTTAGCACACATTCTACTAACTTTTCACCCTCGTCATGATTGCTTTCTAGTGCAATTCCAACCATTGATCCGCCATTAATTGCAGTACTTGCACAACCATTTTCGTCTACATATACTGCATCACCTTTGCTTACTGGACCAATTACTCTAACCGGTAAGCGTCCTTTTAAGCCAATGTATTGTCCTTCTGCATCACTGTTCATCATTACAGCAGGCTGAGTTGACACTACACCAATTGCTATACAACCTCTGCCAGCTGCTTCAACTTCATGATCATCATGTCTGCACACACATACTACTGTACCTGGTGCTAATTCTTCGCCTGTGCTGTATTTTTCTGCTAAGTCAGCATAACGTGCTGTTGTTGCTGTACCGTCAAATAAATTTGCTGCAATAGTTCCTGTCGCATCTCTAACTGCAACTGTATCTGGATTTGCACTTGTACTTGCACTACGGAAATTTGTTCCTACTCTAAGTGTATTTGCCTTAGTAGCTTCACCAACAAATGATGTAGCGTATACATTTGCCCATGTTGCAGAACCTGAACCTAAATTAAATGTTGCATCTGCTCCAGGAATAAGCGATGTAGAGTTTATTGTTGCAACGTGGGTTAATGTGCCGCCGCTGTCTGTAGTTTTAAACTTAATTACACCATTATTTGTAACGTTTTGAATTACGCCATCAAATCCATTAGTATCAATTTTTATGTGTAAATCATTACTATCTCCAACAAAGGCACCAGAGTCAGGTATTTCAATTGATTCTGTAAAGACAGTATTTTGTCCTTGTGAAATTTGTACAAAATCACTAGCAGGAATACCTCCTAATTTTGCTGCGTTAGACGCTGTACCCCAGAAATAGTGATCAGTACTTGTTACACCATTAGTTGCTGCCTTTGTATTTTTAAGGGTAATACCTTTTTTGATTCTATCAAATCCTTGAGCTCTTAAGTTAACTTCGCTTACATTTAAGTCAAATTCATTTGGGCTAGTTATAAATAGATATTCATCTTCAATAATGGCTACAATAATGCCTCTTGGAGTACTAGTAGTATCTAAAACTTCCATACTTTGCATTTGGGTTACGCCTTCGCCTGCATTCTGCGGGCCAATTAGTATGAAGCTAGTTCCGTTGTATACATAAAGCTGATCGTTTGCACTATCCCACCAAAAATCTCCTACTGCAAGTCCGCTTGGCTCGCCTGTTGAAATTTCTGCGCCGCCTGTTGTTCGCCATTGTGCGCCGTCATAAAATTTTAATTTGCTATTTCCAGTATCAAACCAAATCTGTCCGCTGATTGGTCTTGCTGGCTGATTTGCTCCAGCAAAATTTTCTAGCAAAAACAGGAAGTTTTCATTCTGGATCTCACCGTAACCTGCATAGTTTTTACCTATAAATTTTAGGTCAGTGGTTTGATCAACAGTTCCGTCTTCGACTGTTGTTAATAATGTATTGTTATATCTGTCTATTTGATAAGCCATTCGTGTAACCCCTAAGCATTTATATTATTTATCGTTTTTATGGATATGCGGTTGTTGATACCCACTGCCAATTTGTTCCGTTACTTTCAAATGTCATTACAGATCTTACTGGCGATAGTACAACACTACCAGATGCACCAGCTGGATCAAATACTACATCTTGCGTAACAGTTTCGTTTAATGTTCCTCCTGCATCAACAGCAATATAACTTATTTGTTTTATTGATTCAATATCAACACCCGATACAGTTGCGCCTGAATATGATGTTGCATGTATTCTAGCTACCTTTCTGTTATGTGTTGTTGTTAAAGGATACAAATCATCTAAATATCCTGCTACAGCATTTTGTAATGCTGTACCAGAACCTAAACCTGTAATGTCCATAGAAAATACTATAGTTTCTGTTGCAATTTCTTCGTCTACATAGCCTTTGTTTGCAACTGTATCATCTGAATCTTCGCTAACTGATAAAATTGCTGCTTGTTTTTCACTAATTGCTTTGCCTGCACCAGTAATTTTTTGATTATCTGTTATATTAATGTCACCTAATGCAGTAATATTGATACCATTAGTACCAATAAGATTCATTGCTAACAGATTGTCAGATGCATCGCCTAGTGATATAGCTGCACCTACTTTAATAGTAGTTCCGTCAAGTCTTATATTATCAACAGATAATGCTGATAGTGTACCAAGACTTGTTAATTGTGGAGCACTTGTAACATTAACTAAACTGTTGTTTGTTAGTTTGTCTACGCCACCAATTTTATAAGTTAAATTTGTATTCAATAAGTCTATGTTTACGTTAGATGTGAAGGCATTTGTTGCAAATCTCCAAAGCAAATCTTTACTTCCACTTAGACTATTAACTCTTAATCCTGATTCGTCTGCTAATCCATCAGTTAAAGCAGTACTATCATTAAGTATACCAATCTCTATGAGTTTATCTTCTACTCTAAGTGTT